CTCGACAACTCTGCAACTTATTAGCGGCAGTGACACACGGTTAAAAACAGTTTGTTTCCCGTGGCAGTCATGCCGCTATCTTGGTTTTTAGACTGCCACACATCCCAATAAGGGCAGTCGAAATGAAGAGCGCGAAAGCACTAGCAGACGAAATCCAAGCCTTGCAAGCCAAGGTTCAGGCGATTCAAGCAGTCGCAACCCAAGAGACCCGCGAATTGCTCGAAGATGAGCAAGCCGAGATCGATACCATCCTCGGGACCGAAGGCAAGCCGGGCCAGATTGAGAATCTCGCCAAGCAACGCGAACGGGCGATGAAGATCGAGCAAGCCGTCTCCAACACGGTTCGCCAACACGTTGACAATCAGCCACTCGCAGGGGCTACCTTCCGAGTCCCGGCAACGGCTCGGGCAACCAAGCCCCTAGCGGTGTTCACCGGGCCGGATGGAGAGGCAGAAGCCTTCCGCGTCGGCAAGTTCTTCCAAGCTCATTTCGGCAGCGAATCGGCCAAGCAATGGTGCAAGGATCACGGCGTACAAAACACGCTCCAGACCAACGACCCAACCGGGGCCGGTGTTTTGGTCCCCCCTGAGTTTGTGGCGGGTGTCATTCGTCTGGTTGTCCAGTACGGCGTAATTCCACGTTACGCCTTCGTTCGCAACATGGTTTCGGACACGCTGACGACTTCGCGACGCTTGACCGGGATGGTTGCTTACCCTGTTGGCGAAACCAAGGAATTTACCCAATCCCAAGCGACCTACGGGCCGTTGAATCTCGTCGCTCGAAAGTGGGGAACGCTTACCAAGGTCTCCAGCGAAATGAGCGAGGATTCGACGATTTCGATGGCCGAAGAAATCGCAACCGAAGCGGCTTTGGCTCACGCCTTGGCAGCCGACGAAGCTGGTTTCCTTGGCGATGGAACTGGGGCTTATCATGGCGTCGTAGGTCTTGCCAATGCACTCGCAGCCGGATCGGTTGTTACGGCAGCAGCGGGACAAAACACGGCGGCAACGATCACGATTGCGATGTTCCAAGAAGCTCTTGGCAAACTCCCGGCCTTTCCTGGAATCAATCCGGTCTGGTTTGTCTCCAAGCCTGTTTGGTCGAACGTCATGGGACGCCTTCAATTGGCCCTCGGCGGCAACAACAAGGAAGACCTCGGGCAAGGGCCGGTAACTCAGTTCCTCGGCTATCCAGTGGTATTCTCTGAGGTCTTGCCAAAGACCATCGGAGCATCGACCAAGTTTGGCTACTTCGGGGATCTGCGAATGGCCTCCACTCTCGGCTTGCGTCGCAACTTCGAGCTAGTCGGTGACGTTTCGCGGTACTTCGAGACCGACGAAATTGGTTTCCGATCCACGATGCGATGGGATTACAACGTCCACGAGCGCGGCGATGCAAGCAACCCAGGCCCAATCCTTCAATTGGTCTCGGCCTCCTAATCCAACCCAACAAAAGAAAGTAGGTGACTTGTGAATCCTTTGCATTATGTGAAATGTGTTCCGGCAATCAAGCCAGCGGCAATCGTCGACAACGCGACGGTGACGGCTGACGTTATCGATTGTCGAGGTTTCGACTTCGCTTTGATCGTGCTCCAACTCGGAGCAACTGACATTGCGATGACGGCATTGAAGCTCCAGCAAAGCTCCACGAGTGGCGGCGTTTATGCCGACATTACCGGAGCGACGTTTGCGGCTGGAACGGGCTACAACGGAGCTACGCTTGCCTTGCCAAGCGCGACCGACGACGGCCAGACTTGTGCCTTCATGGTCGACATGCGGGGCCGTGAGCCATTCCTAAAGGTTGTCGCGACCTTCGGCGATGGCTCTAGCGGCGGGTTCATCGCGGGCGTCGCTGTCCTCGGTTACGGCAAATTGCCACCAACGACTTCGGCGGGTGTTGCCGATGGCGATGTTTGCTTGGTGATCTAATGATCGTCGAGCTATTGACAATGTGGAGAGGCTTTCCGGCTGGCTCAAGGCTGGAAAGTCTCTCCGATGGCGTGGCGTTGATTTTGATCCAGCGAGGTGTTGCAAGTGCGATTGAAACCCGAAGTAGTGACGAAGCCAACAGCCGAGCCGGTGACGCTCAGCGAGGTCAAGAAGCAGCTCGAAATCGCAAGCAGCGACACAAGCCATGACACGCACCTTACCGCTTTGATTGGGGCGGCTAGGGAGCAATGGGAGCACGATACCGACAGCGTGACATGTTTTCAAACGCTTCGGGTCCGGTTGCCTTTCTGGACCGACGGATTGAAGCTACCGAGAAGCCCGATTCACTCGATAACCTCGATTCAATATTACGATGGGCTTAACACGCTCCAGACGCTAGCGGCCAATCAGTACCAGCTACACGTTGATGAAATCCGGTTGGCGTACCTAGTGACGCTACCGGCTACCGTATCGCGTTGGGATGCCTGGACGGTAACGTACAAG